ATGCTAAGGACTTTAAGGATCTTACAGCACACGAGCAACACATCTTTACCAGTAACTTAAAGAGACAGATACTGTTAGATAGTGTACAAGGACGTTCACCTAACCTAGCATTTTTGCCACTAGCAACTATCCCAGAACTAGAAACTTGGATTGAGACTTGGGCATTTAACGAAACTATTCATAGTCGTAGTTACACACATATTATTCGTAACGTATACAGCGACCCTGCTAAAGTATTTGATGAACTAACAGACATCAAAGAGATTGTAAATTGTGCGGAGTCTATTACAGGACACTACGACGAACTCATTCATTACACACAAGCATATAACTTGTTCGGTGAAGGAAGCCACACAGCAAACGGCAAGCGTTTTGAAGTAAGCACATACGAACTTAAGAAGCGACTATGGCTTGCTCTTAATAGTGTTAACGCCTTAGAAGGTATTCGCTTTTATGTTTCGTTTGCTTGTAGTTGGGCATTTGCTGAACTCAAGAAGATGGAAGGCAACGCTAAAATTATTAAGTTTATTGCTCGTGATGAAAACGTACACCTAGCAAGTACACAGGCATTGTTAAAGTTACTACCAACAGATGACAAAGACTTTGCTAAAATTAAGGAAGAAACAAAAGAGCAAGTACAAGAAATATTTGAGCATGCTGTGGATCAAGAGAAAGCATGGGCAGAGTACTTGTTCAAGGACGGATCAATGATCGGTCTCAACAAGCAACTACTTACAGACTATGTCGAATGGCTAGCCAACAAGCGTATGACTGCTATTGGTTTAGAATCTCCATACAAAGTAGGACAAAGTAATCCTCTACCTTGGACACAAAAGTGGATTGCTGGAGCAGAGGTGCAGGTAGCACCACAAGAAGTAGAACTAAGCAGTTATGTTATTGGCGGCACAAAACAAGATGTTAACGAGGAGACCTTTAAGGGCATGACTTTGTGAAGGTCGCTCGAGCATTATTTGTTGCCCACTATAGAATACCGCATACTTGTTTAAGTTTACAGTTTGACCACTATATCCAGGGTATAGACGAAACATACATATTCACTAATTGTGAGAATACAGATGACAATCCATTCTTAGATAGAGTTTTATCTAAGTATCTCGACACAAGCCAATACAAGTATGTGTTTGATGGAGAGATGGATAGTCTATATCCATCAGTGCGTAACTGGTGGATCCCTGGTGATTATAGAAACAGTTGGTTATATCAACAAGCACTTAAACTAGCAAGTCTAGATTACATTGACGCAGACGTAATCCTTATACAAGACCCTGATACATTTTGCATAAACCCATACAACTTATGGGAAGGTGACTTACTCAAGTACTTTATACTACCTAACGAAACACATAGTCCTGCATATTATCAAACATTGGTAAACGCATTAGGTATAGAGCGACAAGTACCACACAGTTTTGTTACAGAGTTTATGCCTGTGTACAAAGAGGACTGGCTCAGTCTCAAACATGCTCTAATAGAAAGAAATAACTGCGACCCTTTCGATGCGATAATTAATAATGTACCTGAAGATCCAGACAGTGTCCCTACTCCAAATATTAAATGGTTTAGTGAGTATGAGCTACTGGGTAATTGGATTATGACGCAACGTGATGTTGCTCTTATGGAACAAAAGCGTTATACTTACACACATATCGACAATATTGCTGATTGCTCAGCAGATGAATACAACTGTATATGTGATGCATGTCCTAATTTAGAGGACAGCATTGTGTTCGATAACAACGAAGAAGTCATTACAAACTTTGATGAAGTATTTGAAAAGGTGAAAAAATTCTTATGATTACAATATATACAAAAGACCATTGCCCTTTCTGCCAACATGCAAAAATTTGGTTAGATAAGGCTGGTATCAAATTCGAAGAAAAGAATATTACAACTAGCCAAGAATTACGCACTTGGTTAAAAGAGCAAGGACATAAAACTGTACCGCAGTTATACGTAAACGACTCGTTACTAGTGGAAGGTGGCTATCAAGGACTTGCAAAATTAGATGAAAACACAGTCAAACAGAGAATCGAGGAACTAAATGCTAATTAACAAACCACAGTATGACAAAGGCGATATTGTAACTTTCATGTTAGTAACAGGACAGGAGTGCATCGCTAGAATTGTAGAGTGTAAAGAAGAAGGTTTCGAAGTAGAAAAACCATTAAGTCTAATGCCGAGTCAACAAGGCATGGCTTTGATCCCAATGGGCATGACAGCGCAAATAAATACAGTAGTGCTGAAGAATCAGCATGTTGTGTTTCACGGTATTACTGCCAAAGAAGCCGCTGACAGTTATATCCAAGGCACATCAGGTATACAAATAGCCAAGGGAGACCTAAATGCCACCAACATCCAGACGAACTGACGTTAACACACATGGTGGAACTATTGTTGGCTCAGTAATCGAGTCAGTAATTGTAGAAGGACAAGCGTGTGCTGTCATTGGTTCAACGCTAACACCAGATGGACTTTGTCCTCCGCTTGCTGGACCACATTGCGGACCTGTAGTTGTAGCAGGTAGTGGATCCGTAAATGCTGGCGGCATACCAGTTACTAGAATTGGCGATGCAAATAACTGTGGAGCAACTAACGCAACAGGTGCTGGCTCAGTAATCACAGGCGGGTAAATGTCTCAACCTAGTACACTTACAGCAATCAAAGGACTATTAGCCAACGATGGATTGGATAATACCTTTGTGAACACACTATTTGCTGACTTGTACAATGTTAATATCATCAGTAAAGCACAAACCGCAATAACTGATGTAGGCTCATCTATAGATGATATCGGCAATGACATTTTCCCAGGTGTAGTAGGTAACGTGCCTACAGCATACGCAACAGTTACACCCACAAGTAGTTTAAGAACAGCATACTACAATTATGCTAGAGCATTATTTGGTGCAGGTGATATTTCAAGATTTACAACTTATTTTTTACAAGCATTTGGTTATGCACAGTTAGCACATGGACTAATGGCAGATGTTGCTAATAAAAACGCAACTAACTTGTCAGACTACGGAGCAAATGTAAAAAATCAAAGTGATGTCAGTACCGGTGGTATAACAGGGTTCTTAACTACGAGTTCTGCAGAAAACCTAACTAAGTTAGGAGATGACTTCGTTGACTTAGGCACTATATTTGATTATGAAAATTTAGAAATATACGGAACTGCTAGGGGCCTTGTTAAAGTAATATTAGATGCGGAACTAAATCTAAGCACTACCGTACAAAATTTAATAGACGAATTAGGTTTAGATGAAGATATAGATATTACCGACGAAGTATTTGAAGATTTAATGCTGTCAATATTATGGAAATTACCTGTCAGTACAGAATTTAGAGAAGCATTTCAATTTGAACGCAACGAGCGACTAGAATACCTAGGTGATATATTGGATCCTAGAAAAAGTTTACTACGATCTAATAACATCGTTACTTTTGAAAGTTTTACAGAAATAGCAGATAGTTTAATAACATTTAAAAATCTAAAAATCGAAGATAACATAGCGTTTGGCAAATTTATTAAAAATTTATCAACTACCGGACCTCTCGCTAACTTGGATACAATAACAACTCCTGTTTCGTCAGACACAGCGCAATCTATACTAGATCAAATTGGTGAAGGAAATGGAGCGTACGGTCAGCCAAATGTATTAGACATATTAGGTCCACTTGTAGGTGCATACTTAGAAGAAAGAGTAGACAGATTAGTTACAGCATTAACAATAGTACAAGCAAGTTCACCGGGACAAAGTTTGATACAAGGATTTGAAAACTTATCTGCGGTAGCAAACGATTTAGGTGCTGGTCCATATGTCGTTACTGGAGTAGGGGCTGGATCTTATGCTACTAAGTCGGAAGCATATACTGCTATTGAAACAGCAATGGATACTCATTTTAACAGTTTGCGTTCATTTGAAGCAATTGGTAGTTTAGAGCTTCGAGGAGCATGCGAAACAGTTTATGCTGATTATGATGCTATTGCTAAACAAGTAAGCGATTCTAAAGCGTTACTTACAAAAGCAGGGATAGACACGTCAGTAAGTGTTAGCAATAAAACAACCATTATGTCTTTAGGTAATTCTA